TTCTCTGATGCGAGGGTGGTATCCGTTGACAAGTTCATTTAAGGTACAGGTTTGCATAGTCAGCTCCAAAAAAGTGTTGTGGGACAAGCACAGGCCCACGGGGGTGGATAACCTGTGCATAAGTGGTTGGAATAACCCAAAAGTTGTAGGTCTTCCCCCGTTAGGGAAGACCGAAAACGCGTCTCCGGAGCGAAATGGGTGCTGGATTGCAGGGAGGCTGGCAGGAATCAGGAAGCGTAGGCACGGGTAGGGTGGGGGAGTACCTGGACTTCGTGGTAAGACCTGGGGGGCTTGAGGACTCCACAGCATATGCCCCATCACGCACGAGTTGCATAACTCACAACCCCTGCAATCTTCAATGGCTCCAGGACGCATCAGATCAATCCAGGATCGACGAACGTGGGCGGGGTGGGGCTACCCCCTATGGACCACTGGAAAACGCCTTAGGGGGGCTTATAAACCCCGCCTAGAATTTTTTTTACCGTAAACGAAGGAGCTGTAATGCTTAAAGCTGAGGAAGTGCAGGCGTTCTTGAGGCAGTTTGAGCCTCTGCGAGAGATAAGCGTAGACGAGTCGAGCCAAGTTGTGTTCGCCCCGTGGCTCGTCAGGGTCCACGGAAGCGTGATGATCTACGGCGAGCCTCATGCGTTCGAGGCTGAGCTGGACCTACGAGAGTTTGGCGGGGCGGAAGACCTGATGAAGCTGGTTGAGCAACTGCTCAAGAGCTTTGCTGCGGCTGCTCAGGTGGTGAACGCCAAGGCTTCTGTGGCTTAACGCTCTACGGATAACCGTACTACGGTATATCCGTATTACGGTTATACTAAGAATAAGATATACCTTAGGATATTTATTAGTTTTGGATAAGGTATAGATATTCTTTGTATAAGTATTGGATATTGTTTATGGATAGTTATTGTTTTGGATATATACAAGACGGTATCCCATAGTACGGTTATCCCATAGTACGGTTATACGTATAAGAATACAGCAAGGATCGTGCCAGCTTTTTTTTGAGGCTGTGCCGGGCCCCTGGTTCGAAGAACACCAGATACGCTGGAGTTGGTTTCTATGTAGGCCATCTCCCAGCGGAAGGTGGAGGCAACATCCGCAGTCAGGGATCCGATTCCGACTCCTTTACGGATTGACCTGACCGTCTGGCCCACGCTACGGGCCGCTCCAAGAGGTTGAGTTGGTTTTAAGGCTCCGGGTGCTAATGCGCTCGGGGCCTTTTTCTTTGAGAACCCCAGAGACAATCCGTTTCATATGCCACCAACGGCAACGCAGGAGTTGATATGGCAGCGCGAATGCGCAAGACGCACCAAGACGACGTAAGAGCAAAGATCCAGGCGACCCAACTGGTCAACCGGCTGATGTCGCCATCCAGGGCACGGTCAACCTGAACCCGTCGCAAGTGACCGCCATCAAGATCCTGCTGGACAAGAGCCTGCCCAACCTGTCGGACGTTAAGATCGAGTCGGGCGGACAAGGCATCACGTTCAACCTGAACGCCAACCTTCCAAAACAGAATGGCTGAGGCAGTAGCAGAGCATGACGAAGGGCAAGTCACCTACTTCCCGCCCGGACCTCAAGCCGCCAAGTTCCACGGAGACAACTCCTTCGTCCGGGGTCTCATGGGCCCTGTCGGTTCTGGTAAGTCGTCTTCCTGCTGCTCCGAGATCGTCATGCGGGCCATCCGCCAGGAGCCCTGGTACGACGGGGTCCGCCGGTCCCGCTGGGCCGTCATCCGAAACACCTACCCCGAACTAAAGTCCACGACCATCAAGACGTGGCAAACGTGGTTCCCGCCTCATGTGGCGCCAATCCGTTGGGATACGCCGATTACCTCGACCATGCGGATCGATGACATCGGCGACGGAACCGCGATGGAGCTTGAGGTCATCTTCTTGGCGCTTGACTCGGAGATGGACACCGGCAAGCTACGCTCGCTGGAACTGACTGGCGTCTGGATCAACGAAGCGTCCGAGATCTCTCGCGGCGTCTTCGACATGTGTACGCAGCGGGTGGGTCGCTACCCTTCCAAGCTCAAGGGTGGCCCGAGCTGGACCGGCGTGATCATGGATACCAACCCGCCGGATGACGACCATTGGTACTACCAGTTCGCCGAGCAAGACACGCCAAAGACGTGGAAGTTCTTCCGCCAGCCGGGCGGCCTGTACCGCGACGAGGACGGCGAGTACCACCCGAACCCCGACGCCGAGAACACGGACAACTTGCCCAACGGGCACGGCTACTACCTTCAGCAGCTCGGCGGCAAACAGGACGGCTGGATCAACGTGTTCCTCATGGGAAACTACGGAACGACCAGCAGCGGCAAGCCAGTCTTCCCCGAGTGGAACGATCGAGGTGCAGTCTCCGACGAACCGCTTGAGCCCGTGCGCGGCCTGCCCATCATCATGGGATGGGACTTTGGTCTTACTCCGGCCTGCATCATCGGGCAGCAAATGCCAAACGGTCAGCTTCGCATCCTTGAGGAAATCATTTCCGAGGACATGGGCATACGGCAGTTCACCTCCGATGTGGTGCGACCGATCTTGACCAACAAGTACAACGGCTTTGTTCGCTTTTCTGAGGGCGACCCAGCCGGACAGATTCGTGCTCAGACGGATGAGCGCACTTGTCTTCAAGAGCTGCTTGAGTTGGGCATTCCAACTGAGCCAGCCGCAACCAACGACTGGGTACCGCGCCGAGAGTCGGTTGCTTACTTTTTGACGCGCATGATTGACGGCGGGCCTGGCATGTTGCTAGACCCCCGCTGCTCTACGCTGCGCAAAGGTTTTAATGGTCGCTACCGCTATGAGCGCCTGAAAACTTCAGGCCAAGCGCGATACAGGGACCGGCCCGTCAAGGATGCCTTTTCGCATCCGCACGACGCTCTCCAATACCTGTGCATGCGAGTTCGTAACGGGCTGCGTCCCGTCTCGGCACGCCAAATCGCACAAGCTAGTACCAGAGGCTGGACATGAACGGTATCGCCATTGTTGGGGCGGGTGCGCCCCCTCCTCTCAACGTAGACATCAAGACCGACCAAAAGGTTGAGTTGATCGAGATGCTGCACTCGGACCTATCGCGACACATCGGCGATTGCTGGGAGCGGGCAAAGTTCGCAAAGACCGAGATCACCGAACGCCTGCTCAAGTGCGAGCGGCAGCGCCGAGGCGTCTACGACCCAGAGCGCGAAATCGAAATTGCCAAGACAGGCGGCTCTGACATCTTCATGCGGATCACGGACATCAAAGCCCGTGCTGCTGCAAACTGGATTACCGACGTCATGATCGGTAATGGGCGGCGTGTGTTTGAGTTGGACCCAGCTAATGAGCCGGAGCTGCCGCCGGAAATAGCTGCCGGCATCGTAGAGCTTGTACAGCTAGAGCAGCAGGCGTTTCTGGAGCAAGGCGGTCAAGTCCACCCTGAGGCATTTCGGGTGAGGATGGAACAAGTCCACGACCAAATCATAAACCGCATGCGAGAGGAGGCCGACAAGACCGCTAACCGCATGGAAAACAAGATTGACGATCAGCTTTCTTCCGGTGGTTTTGATAACGCTTTGCGCGAGTTCATCGACGACTTTGTGACCTACCCGACGGCAATCCTCAAGGGCCCGGTCATCCGTCGAAAAAAGCAGATGAAGTGGGGGCCGAAGTTCCAGCCAGTCATCATCAATGATTTCAGCCGAGAGACCTACCGCGTCAATCCGCATGACGCCTTCCCCTCGCCAAACTCCAGCTCGGTAAACGACAACTTCTTCATTGAGCGTATGCGTTTGACCCGTTCGGCGCTTCAGTCGATGCGTAGCGCTCCTGGCGTGTCCGACGCTGAGATCGATCAGGTTCTTGAGCGTTTTGGCGAAACCGGATTCCGTCAGTGGCTGATGGGCGACCAGGAGCGCGATCGCCTGGAAGGCAAGCCGCACGCCCTTCTTTACACCAGGGAAGTGATCGAGGCTATTGAGTTCTGGGGTAGCGTCAGCGGCAAGATGCTGATGGATTGGGGCTACAAAGGCAAGAAGCTAGATCCGTACAAGGAGTACGAGATCACCGCTATTCAGATCGGCCCGTTCATCATCAAGTGCATCTTGAACCCCGATCCTCTTGGCGCTCGCCCATATGAAATCGCGCAGTGGGTTCCGATACCCGGTGCTTTCTGGGGCACTGCACTGACTGAGCAGATGCGTGATGTTCAGATCATGTGCAACGCGGCAGCCAGATCACTCGCCAACAACATGGCGATTGCTTCCGGCCCTCAGGCGGAAATTGCGGTAGACCGCCTGCCTGACGGCGAGCCCATCACGCAAATGTTCCCTTGGAAGATTTGGCAAACGACTAGCGACCGCACCGGGGGCGGCCAACCTGCCGTGCGTTTCTTTCAGCCAAACATGAACGCACAGGAGCTCATGGCCGTCTATCAGTACTTCATGAAACAAGCAGATGAAGTGACTGGCGTACCGTCCTATGTTTACGGCGGTGGCGCAGGCTCCGGAGCAGGACGAACGGCGTCCGGCCTTTCGATGCTGATGGACAACGCAGCAAAAGGTATTAAGAACTCCATTGCCTCCATTGATGTTGTGGTCGCTTCAGTGGTTCAGCGGATGTACGTACACAACATGCTGTATGACCCCGACATGTCATGTAAGGGTGACTTCAAGATTCGCGCCCGTGGAGCTATGGGCTTGGTTGCCAAAGAGCAGCTTCAGATGCGCCGCAACGAATTCTTGCAAGCAACAGCCAATCCTGTCGATCTTCAGATTGTCGGCGCTGAGGGCAGGGCATACCTCTTGCGAGAGCTGGCCGAGTCGCTTCAGATGGACACAGACAAACTTGTTCCAACAACTGAAAAGCTCGAGTTCAAGCAAGAGCAAATGCAGGCTATGGCTATGCAGCAAATGGCCGCACAGCAACAAGCAGCACCACAAGCACCAGCTACGCTCGATGCAGCCGGCAACCCGGCAGGCGGAGCGGAAGCAAACATAGTCCAGTAAGGAAAATCATGATGAAGAAGCCCATGCCGTTTGCCGGCAAAGAATCCAAGCGCGAAGAGCTCATGGAAAAGAAGATGCCTGCCAAGAAGTACATGGCCGGAGAAAAGCGTGAAGCCGAGCGAGTTGGTTATGCCAACGGAGGTCTTGTTGTTGCGGGATACGGTGCCCCTAACGAGTGCACGTATAACCAAGGCCCGGGCGTGCGCAGCCGTCAAGACTACAAAAAGTAATACGTGCTGAATAAACCACCACGTACAGTAATTGCATCGTTGTCGTCCTTAGACGGCAACAGTGATTTCGAAGAGGTGTGTAAGTGGCTTGAGGATTCCCTTGCCACAATCCGCCTTTTCAACGATTCAACGCGAGAAGAAGTGCAGTCTCGCTGGAATCAAGGGGCATCCCAGGCACTCGCCGAGTTTCTTGAAAAGAAGCGAACGGCCAGGGACACGCTCCGGAAAATGTAATTAGTCCCAATTTGGGACAACGCTTGTTCGGTGGCGATTCACCGGCAAACCGAGAACACCGGAACAACCTAACAAGGGTGACCGCATTGACGGCCCCGAGTTGGAAGTGAAGGCTCTAGGAGAAGTAATTGAACCTCCCCCGCGCCGTCGTAGAGGCGGAAAGAAAGGCAGAAGAAGCTCTTCAACGAATTGCTCAGGCTCGACAAGCCCAGCAATCTTCACCGGATCCGGCGCCACCGGCTTCGAGTGAACCGGCCCCGGCCACACCGCCGGCTCCGAGCGAACCAGTAGCGCAGGCAACCCCCGCGCCCACCAACACCCCGAGCGAGCCGGCCAGCCCGCAGGGAGACGACAAGTGGGAAGCTAGGTACAAGACGCTGCACGGCAAATACAACGCCGAGGTTCCGCGATTGCATGCGGCGCTCAAAGAGCGTGAAGGCAAGTTGGAAAGTCTGACCGAGGAAGTGGAGGCGTTGCGGTCTTCGCTGGCGAAACCTAAAGAATCGCTGGTCAAGCCCGAGGAAGTGAATGAGTTTGGCGAGCCTCTCGTTGACCTGATCCGTCGCGCTGCGCGTGAAGAGGTATCGGGTAAAGACGATGAGATCACCAAGCTCAAAAAGCGGATTGAGTCGTTTGAGGCTCAGACGGTTCAGACCAAAGAAGTCGGCTTCTTCGAGAAGCTGGTGCAGATGGTCCCGGACTGGATGGCTGTCAACGACGATCCGGACTTCCATGCATGGCTGGGTGAAGTCGATGAGTTCACCGGCTATCAACGCCAAGACATTCTGTCGCAGGCAGAAGAGAAGCGCGATGCAGATCGCGTTGCCAGATTCTTCAATGCGTTCAAGAAGGTTCAACAAGACACCGCTGCGGCTTCTTCGCAGTCGTTGGAATCGCAAGTTGCCCCTATGACGACTCGGACTCCCGAGGCGCCCAAGGGCAGGAAGATCTGGACCCGTGGCGAAGTCGCTGACTTCTACGCTCGGGCTCGGGGAGGCGAGTACAGCGATGAACAGGAGGCTGCAATTGAGAATGAAATCCAGCTTGCGATTCGAGAACGAAGAATCCGATAGCAGGCTACCTTATTTGAGGTAATAAAAATGTCTCTCGCAGTTTCGGGCAATTACTACGGCGCCGGTTCCGGCACCGACTCTTACGCTGGCGCTTCGGGCTTCATCCCGGAGATCTGGTCTGGCAAACTCCAGGTCAAGTTCTACAAGTCCACCGTCCTCGGTGAGATCACGAACAACGACTGGGAAGGCGAGATCAAGGGCCAAGGCGACAAGATCACCATCCGCACCATCCCGACCATCACCGTCAGCAGCTACTCCAAGGGCCAGAACCTGACCAGTCAGGTTCCGACCTCCACTCCCCTAGAGCTGAACATCGACAAGGGCAAGTACTTCGCCGTCGTCCTGGACGATGTCGATGCCACCCAGGCCGACATTAAGCTGATGGACATGTTCACGAACGACGCTTCGCAGCAGATGAAGATTGCCATCGACGCCGATGTTCTCGGCTCTGTGTATGCTGACGCTGCCACCGCTAACAAGGGCGCTACCGCTGGCGCCATCTCCGGCGACATCAACCTGGGCGCTACTGGCGCTCCCCGTCAGGCCACCAGCTCTACCGTGCTGGACCTCCTGCTGGACATGGGTCAAGTGCTGGACGAGCAGAACGTGCCGGAAGATGGCCGTTGGGTCGTGATCCCTGCTTGGATGGCTTCGCTGATCAAGCGCTCTGACCTGAAGCAGGCTTACCTGACCGGCGACTCCGTCACCCCCCTGCGTAACGGCAAGATCGGCATGATCGACCGCTTCATGGTCTACGTGTCGAACAACCTGTCCAGCGCAACCGATCTGGGTGCTGATTCTGCTGCCGGCGGCACTGGCGCCAACGCAGACTACAAGGCCTGGAACATCATGGCTGGTACCCGCGATGCCATTTCGTTCGCTTCGCAGATGACCAACGTGGAAACCATCCGCGCTCAGTCCACCTTCGGCAACATCGTGCGCGGCTTGAACGTGTACGGCTTCAAGGTGACCAAGCCCGAGGCTCTGGTTGCCGCCTACGTCCGGAAGTAATTCTTCCGTTCTAAATAGGGGGAGGGGGGAAGCCTCCTCCCCCTTTTTTCATTTATGACTAAACTTCTCAAGCAAATCCCCTCCGGCTACATCTACGTATGGACTCCTCTGCTCGCAGAGCGAGCCGACATGGTGCCCTTCGAGCAAGAGAACACCAGAGAAAATCCAGTCGTAGAAGCGGCAGTCGCTCAACCGGAGCCGGAAGTGAGCAAAGCCATCGAGGCGTTCCGCGCCAAGCATGGCGGACGGAAGGCGAAACCTAAACCGGGTGTTGCATGAAGGTTTCCGACGTTATCTCTCGCGCACGGAACATCCTGCTCGATTCCGATGCGACAAGCTACCGCTGGTCGAACGCGGAGATGATTGACTACATCAACGACGCCCAGCGCCTCGTTGCTGTCTATCGCCCCGACTCCTGCTCCGCATCCACAGTTCAAACCCTGTCTGCCGGAAGCAAGCAGAGCATCCCCACTGGCGGATTTCGTTTGCTTGATGTGGTGCGAAATATGGCGTCTGACGGAACAACTCCCGGTCGAGCCATCACCATCACGGCCCGAGACACGCTGGATCGGTTTGATCCGAACTGGCACACCGCCACCAATCAGTCGGCGGTCAAGCACTTCACCTACGACGAACGCATCCCAGGGCAGTTCTTCGTGTATCCGCCCGTCAGCAGCGGCGTCAAAGTTGAGACCGTCTACTCAAAGTACCCGTCCGCCGTCTCCGCCACGACCGACGACCTGACCGTTCAGGACTCGTACTTTGAGGCGCTGATCAACTACCTGCTGTTCCGCTGCTACTCAAAGGAGACGGACTTCGCAGCTAACGCGCAGCTCGCAAGCTCTTACCTGTCGCTGTTCGCATCCGTCCTTGGCATCAAGCTCCAGAAGGACATTGCCTTTGGGCCTAAGGTATCGAACAAAGGTGGAGATCCCAACGGCGCTGCGGCTCAGCTTGGAGGTGTTGCTTAATGGCCGCTTACGAAGACTTCTTCCCATACATTCTCCCTGAGGTGCCTGGGGCCAATGAGCTGATCGTCACTCAGGCAATAAGAAATTCATGCATTGAGTTCTGCGAAAAGAGCCTTGCTCTTGTCGTGGATCACGATCCCATTACGATCATCCAGAATCTGGTTGACTACGACCTTGATCCCCCGAAGGGCTACGTCGTAGTAAAAGTGCAACAGGCATGGCTTGAGAACAACAAGCTGAATGCTGTTGCCCCAGACTTCGTGCGGGATGCGTCTACTTACAACAGGCTGTTCAGTTCGTACGAATCGCAGGCCAGCACTCCTCAGTACTACCTCCAGAAAGAGCCTCGCTCAATCAGCGTGTGGCCATTACCGGATAAGAAATATGCGAACGGGCTGACTCTGCGCGTAGCCATTAAACCAACCAGGGCGAGCAGCGAGATTGACGATGTGGTTTTTGAGGACTACGCGGAGACCATTGCTCACGGCGCCCTGTACCGACTGATGATGTCGGCCGGCAAGCCATACAGCAACGCGCAGATGGCCGCAGTGGAGAAGGGATTGTTTGACGTAGGCGTAAACGTCGCCCGCAGTCGCGCTCTTCACGGCAATGTTCGCGGCAGCCTTGCCGTCCAGATGCGGAGGATCTGATGTCAGAAAAGATCAAGCTCGTTCAGGGCGACAACCTACCTTATATCCGTCTCACCCTAACCGATCCCAATACGGGGTCTTCCATCGACCTAAGTGACCCAGACGTCATTGTGCGAGTCTACTTCCGGGCCACCGGAAGTGACACCGTTCTTTCGACGATCTTGTGCGAGAAGGTTAGCGGTGGCACGGCAGGGGTGGTCCGGTTCAACTTCCCTAATGGCGTTCTAGATGTAGATCCAGGCGCTTATGAGGGTGAGGTTGAAATCGACTTCGAAGGCCAGAAGCAAACGGTCTTCGAAGTCCTTAAGTTCAGCATCCGCTCTCAATTTAACTAAGAGGTATTTACCATGTCCGCAATGTCCGATTACCTTGAGAACAAGCTGGTTGACCAGCTCTTCCGAGGTCAAGCCGCTCCCACGACTACCACCCTGTACGTCGGTCTGTTCACTGCTGCCCCGTCTGACTCCGGCGGCGGCACGGAAGTCAGTGGCGGCAGCTATGCTCGCACATCTGTCTCTTCGTCTTTGGCCAACTGGGCTGGCACTCAGTCTTCCGGCTCGACGACCGCATCGAGCGGCACAGGTGGCTCGACTTCAAACAACAACGCCATTACGTTTGCGACTCCGTCCGCCACCTGGGGAACGGTTACGCACTTTGGCATCTTTGATGCGGCCTCTGCCGGCAACCTGTTGTTCTGGGGTGCGCTGACCATCAGCAAAACGGTCAACCAGTCCGATACCGTTACGTTCCCGGCTGGCTCTCTGTCTGTCACCTTTGCGTAAAAGCGGGTAAGGGATGCTGCTCAATAGTTCTGCGCTTAATAGCGCGGCACTAAATGCAAGCTCTGGAGCGGTTGCGTCACAGAGCTTGGCTTGTTCCGTCTCAACAACGGCGCAAGTCAGCGCGTCCCTTGATAAGTCGGTAAGCTTTGACGCGTCGATTGCGTGCGCTGCATCATCGTCTGCTTCACTTATCCAGCCAATAGAGCTGTCCGGATCAGCGAGCTTAGCGTTTGCGGCGTCCGGCGGGCTCTCAGTACAAAAAGGAGTCTCGTCCGGCATATCTGCGGCTGCAACAGCATCAGCAGACATCTCCTTAGGGAAGGCGCTTGCATCTTCCGTCTCCCTGTCTGTCACATCGTCAGTCAGTCTGTCTGTGGTCAAGGGGGTTTCGTCCTCCATTTCTACAGCGGTCACAGCGGACGCGAGTCTTTCGCCAGAAAAGAATCTGTCGACATCTGTCTCGACAGCTTTTGTTGCCTCATCTAGTCTTTCGGCAGAGAAACCTCTATCGGTTTCTGCTGCATTTGCAATCACGGCTTCCGCGAACCTTTCAGCAGAAAAGGGTATCGCATCTTCTATAGCCGCGGTCGCCACAACATCCGCAACTCTTTCGGGTGGGGCGGGCATCTCGGCATTTGCTGTGTTGGCCGTTACGGCTTCCGGTAGCCTTTCCGCAAGCAAGATACTAGCGGCATCCGTTGCCGCAACGGCAGTTCAGTCGTCTTCATTCTCAGTTGCGTTACGGATAGCTTCCAGCGTTTCCGCTTCCTTGTCTGCTTCTGGCAGCATGTCGAAGACGGCGTCGATTGCCGCTTCTATTCAGGCATCAGTGGCGCGGTCGGGGGCGCTTGCCATTACCGCAAGGCTTGCCGCGTCCGCAAGCGCTGTTGCAAGCATCGCTCAGGCTTCAATAATTTCCTTCAGAAGTGTTGCTGCCTCCATCAGTGCAACATCTTCGGCAAGCGCAAGCGCATCGATAATCCGAAGCATTGCCGGCTCCATTAATGCAACCGCTCAGGCCTCAGGCTTGGTTTCTGCGGTTTTGGTTTTTAGTGGCTCGGCGCTTTCTACCGCGCTAACCAGCCCAACGATTTTTATTACCAAGAGATTTGGCGGGAGCGCGTTGGCTTCAGCCGCTGTTGCCAGTTCGCGCCTGCGAAAGATCTACACTCAATCCGGCCTCTTGTCGTCCGTGTCAACAAGCTACGTGCAGGCAAGTGCCGCCGCCAACGACATCGAGGTGTCTGCTTCTTACAACGACATTGCCGTAGGTGCAGAGATCGAATATATCAATGTTGAAGTTCTGAAGGTTGCGTAATGCCAGTCCTCTATTCAAACAACGCATCGGCTACCCTAGCATCTTCGATTACGAACATCGCCACAAGCCTGACCGTTGCGACGGGAAAGGGCGCTCTATTCCCGTCAATCTCTGGCGGAGACTACTTTTACGTCACGCTGACTGACGCCTCGAGCAACATCGAGATTGTCAAGGTTACGGCCGTAAGCACGGACACATTCACCGTCACTCGCGCCCAAGACGGGACGACTGCTAGAGCGTGGTCAACCGGAGATACCGTGGAACTCCGTGTTGCAAGGGTGATGCTGAATGACCTAAAGACTGAGCGGCTGGCGCTTACTGGCGGCACGATGACGGGGCAGTTAATATTTCCGGCATCCACAACAACGGCAGCGCCTTTTAATATTGGTGTCGGCTCTGCACCGACCAGCCCGGTTACGGGGGATGTTTGGGGAACCTCTAGCGGCTTGTTTTACCGCATTTCCGGCGCCACGTATTCAATAGCAAGTCTAAATCAAAGCAACCAAACATTTTCCGGCAATCAAATCTTTTCATCTATTAGCTCAGCGGCATCGCTAACAATTCAGGCATCCGCGGTAGCGCAGACATTGACAATTGGCAATACGGGTCATACTGGAACAATTGCTATTGGCTTGTCTACTGCAAGCCAAACCACCAACATTCAGGCTGGAGCAACAGCATCTGGCAGCACCAAAACCATAAACATTGGTACGGCTGGCCTAAGTGGATCGACAACTGCAATAGCTATTGGTTCTGCTGTTTCTGGCGCAACAACCAGCGTCGCTGCCAGCGGGCAATGGACCTTCTCGGGAAACATTAAAGAGAACGTCTTTACCATCACTGATGGCGCATCTGTTGACGTAAACCCAGCCAACGGATCTATTCAGCTCTGGACTCTTGGTGCAAGCCGAACTCCAACGGCAAGCAGCTTTGCTGCCGGCCAGAGTGTTACGCTGATGGTTACAGCCGGAGCCAACGCCATTACCTGGACTGACACCAGCTTTGGATCTGGCGGCGTTAAATGGGTTGGTTCGGCTGGCGCTGGATCCGCGCCAACATTGTCGACCACAGTAGTCAGCATTATTGAGCTTTGGAAGACCGGATCCCAGGTCTACGGCGCATTTGTGGGAGTTGCATAATGCTTTCACGGGCTCTCCGATCCGCTGTTATGTCGCGTCAGGCAGACAATGTTTCTTCCATCTCATTTATTGCCAGCACAGGCGTTAACGTAAAAACAATAACGTATCCATCTGCCGCCAGTGGCGCACAGGCTGGAGACCTTCTTATTGTTTACTATAACTCAGCAACGGACGCTGTCGCAACGCCTCCATCATTGAGTTTTGCGGGCTCTGGTCTAACGCAGCTTGCGTCATATAATGAATATGCAACGGCAGCTGCCGACGCGGGCAATATTTACATTGGCTACAAGATTCTGACGTCGGCAGATCTTGGATCAACATTTACGCCAACAACCGCTGGCCCTTATTACGTATGGTCGTGCTCAGTATTTAGGCTAAACAACAAAAGTTTAACATCCGTTACTTCGGGCAGCGTAACAACAAACGGAAACGCGGGAACTATTGCTACCCCTTCAGCTCAAACAATCACCTCGTCTAGCGGCACAGCGCCATTGATAGCCTTGGGTTTTTACAGCATTGAGGGCGGAGGTAACGCATCAGCCTCTACGATGTCTCCCACGCAAACCGGGTCGGTCATTCAATTCACCTCACACGTTCTTCGATACAAAATTTATAACTCATCCCCACAAAACGTAACCTGCACTTACTCGTCGACCGGAGGAACCGCCAGGGGAATGGCATCCATGTACCTGTCGCTCTCATAAAGGTAGCACAAAATGTATGCGCTGATTAACAACGGCAACATCGTTAAGTATCCAGCAAGCCTTTCGGCCGAGTATCCAAACACATCGTTTCCAGAAGAGCCGACTTCAGAAACCTTGCTTGAGTTTGGTGTTGTTGTGGTTGAGGAGTCTGCTCGGCCAGACTTTAGCCCTCTAATTGAATACTTGGTTGAAGTTACTCCGGTATTTGATAGCGGAGTTTGGAAACAGGCTTGGCAAGTCAACGAGCTTGATGAAATTAAAGCGTCCTTGAATGTTCGCTCGGAGCGAAACGCAAGGCTTTCCAGTAGCGACTGGACACAAATCGCGGACGCAACAGTTGACAAGGCTGCGTGGGCCGTTTATCGACAGGCTTTGCGCAACGTCCCGGACCAGCAGGACTTTCCTTTCAGGGTTCAATGGCCCAGCAAGCCTCAGTAACCAATAGCATGTGTAACAAAACAATTTAATAGATAGACTGAGGATAGAAAATGATTGGCGAACTTATTGCATTGATGTTCCTAAGTAGAGATCTGGCTCACCGAAAGCATCTGCTTGTTTCCGGGCCCGGCGCATACGCCGCCCATCAAGCTCTAGCCGAGTTCTACGACGGCATTGTGGAAATTGCAGACGAGATTGCCGAGACCTATATGGGCAGCGGCAAAGAAATCGAAAAGATCCCGCTTCTTGCGCACAAGGGTGGAGACGACATCATTGAAATCCTCCAGGCCCATCACGACTGGGTGCTGAAAAATCGCTACGAGGTTGTGGAAAAAGAAGACACCTCGATACAAAACATCATAGATGAGGGCGTGGCGCTTTATCGCCGAACCCTCTTTAAGCTTCGTAGGCTGAAGTAAGAGGTAAGCGCCGTGAATAATCTGACCGAGCAAACCAAACACGTTGTTGATGCGGTGAGTGTTGGCACGGTTCTGCTCTCCCTGTCTCAATGGCTTCCTCCGATTGCCGCCTTGATTTCTATTGTTTGGGGCTGCATCAGGATCTATGAAACCAAAACCGTTCAAGGATGGTTGGGCCGAGGCCCGGAGGCGGGGCAAAAGAATGAGTAACTTCCGGGTTGTTGTTGCGGCGCTCACTCTGTCGGCAACGGCATTTGGCGGCTTAGTGATGAATGAAGGCTGGTCAGATGTCGCAGAACCACCAGTCCCTGGCGATGTTCCGACATACGGGTTTGGCACCACAACCGACGAACAAGGCCGGCCACTTAAGGGTGGAGAGAAGATCAATCCTGCCAAGGCTGTGGTTCGCGCACTCCAAGATATCCGGAGGTATGAGGGGGCAATCAAGACCTGCGTGAAGGTGCCTCTTCATCAGTACGAGTACGACGCTTACGTTTCCCTGGCCTACAACATTGGATCGGGGGCGTTTTGTGGCAGCACTCTTGTCAGGAAACTTAACGCTCAGGATTATTCTGGTGCCTGCTCCGAGATTTTGCGCTGGGACCGATTTAACGGCGAGCGCCTCCGTGGCCTGTCGATTCGCCGACAGGCTGAATACGAACAATGCGTAGGAGGCTGATATGCTGTACCTGCTGAATCCACGCGTCTGGATTGCCTTGGCTATGGCAATCCTTTTGTCTATCACACATTTCTATGCTTTTCGTTCCGGCAAGTCGTTTGTTCGGGCGGAATGGGATAAGGAAAAAGCTGTTCAGCTAGAAACCGCTCTTAAGCAAGAGTCGGAGTTTAGGGTTAAAGAGCAACAGCTTGTTAAGGCTAAACAAGAGAGCGAGGTAAAGTATGTTGAACTCAAGAAGCGTTACGAGCGCAGCGCTGCTGGCGCTCAGTCTGAGCTTGGTCAGTTGCGCGACAAGCTCTCCTCCTCGGGTGCTTCAGCCTCCGCAAGCCCCGCCTCCGGCGCCCGAGTTAATGCAGGAGCAGGACTTGAGCGAGAGCTACTCGGACATTGTGCGACGGCTCTTGTTGGAATGGCAGCAGAAGCTGACCGACTGGAAGCGCTCGTCGTAGGCCTCCAAGGCTACGTGCGCGGCGTATGCATGAAGAAAAACTGAAAGCACCGGAGAAAATCGTATGAAGGCGTCAAACATCAAACGCGATGGCGGAAAGCTGGTTTACCGGGGGCATGAGTTTCCGGGATTCAACAAGCCAGTTGACGCCCCGGATGGCGCCAAGCAGAAAAAGATGGTTCTCGCCAAAAAGGGTGACGAGGTAAAACTGGTTCGCTTTGGCCTACGCGGCATGCAGGATTACACCCAGCACCACGACGAAAAGCGCCGGGATAACTATCTTTCTCGATCCGCCGGAATCAGGGACAAGAACGGAAACCTGACCAAGGATGACAAGTTCAGCGCCAACTACTGGGCGCGAACCAAGCTCTGGTAACACGACATGGCTGGATTCGGCGTAAAAAGTTTCAACGGGCTTAAGCCCATTGTCAGCACCAAGCTGTTGCAGAACAACGAGGCGCAGACGGCAAACAACGTCCGTCTTGTCTCTGGTGCGCTTGTGCCGATGAAGGCCTCAACCGATCTCAAAGACGCGCTTCGCACCAACCCAAAGACAATCTTCCCTTATCAGGGAACCTCGGGAGAAAACTCTACTTGGCTTGAGTTTTCCGAAGATACCGATGTCTTTCGCTCCCCGATTGCCAACGATGTTAACGAGCGTCTGTACTGGACCAATGGCACCGACGTTCCTCGCTATGCTCCGTACTCACTGATTCTTCAGTCAGGAACAGGCGCTTATCCAAGGGCTTCGTACCAGCTCGGAATTCCCGCGCCAACATCTCCTCCATCGATTACGTCTTTCGGAAACCCAACCGCTTACACGCGGGTTGCGAGAGACTACGTGCTGACGTTCTACAACCCGACGACGCTTAAAGAATCCTTTCCGACAAAGGTGCTGTCGATCCAGGGTGTTGACGGTCAGAAAGTGTCTTTCTCAAACCTTACGACAGACAACCTTGGTGACGCGGGCATAACCAAGAAGCGTATTTATCGCAAGGTGTCTGGAACTTTCCGGCGCATAACCGAGCTGGATCTCAACGTCTCCGCATACAACGACACCGCAACAGATGCTTCGATTGCCAGCGCTTCGGCAATCTGGAACTCGCTGTCCCTGTCGGGCCCCACTCGCGCCCCATCCGTGTCGAACATTGGATCGGTTAGCTCGGAGACCTCCGGCGCAGTGCAGCGCGTCTACATGGTTTCATTTGCCGACGCTTCCGGAAATGAGACCAGCCACGGGCCCGCAAGCGCAACAGTATGGGTGGTTGACGGAACCACAGATGTCACGGTTACGCACAGCGAAACAATGCCTGCTGGCGTTACCAAAAAGCGGCTGTATCGTCAAACGCCAACCATTACAGGGGCGGTTGTCAGCATCAGCGAGTCCGCCTGGAAACTCGTTGCAGAGACCACGGCAAGCACTACTTCTTTTTCTGACAAGATTGCGGACTCAGCGCTTGGCGCATCTTTGTCGATGAGCCTGCAAAGTCTTCCGTCAACCCCTACGGGGACTCCTGGCGCAATCGCAACCGTGCCGTCAGATACCGTTCCAGAGACCAGGACTTACGTCTACACGTACGTTTCCGCATACGGGGAAGAGGGCCCCCCTTCTGCTGCATCATCGTCTGCAAACATTGATCCCGAGGGTGACGTCACAATTTCCATCCCGGCCTCCGTTCCGACCGGGTCATACAACATCACTAAAAAGCGGATCTACAGAAGCTCGACTGTTGGCAATGCGGCCCAGTTCCAGTACGTAGACGAAGTTCCTGTTGCCTCTGACAGCTACACCGACTCCAAGACGCAATCCGACCTTGGCGAAGTGCTTCCATCCGAGGATTGGGTTGCTCCTCCGGCAGGCCTGAAGGGAATGCGCGTCATGGCAAACGGTGCCGCCGTTGGCTTTGTTGGCAAAACGCTGTACCTGTCTGAGCCCAACCTTCCTCATGCATGGCCTCACGAATACCCGATTGACTTCAACATCGTTGGAATTGCTACGTTTGGTCAGTCGGTTGCGGTGTTGACAGATTCGTATCCGTACTTGTTCCAGGGCATCGACCCCGCCGCAATGTCTTCTAGCAAGCTGCCGCTTCAGCAGGCGTGCGTTTCCAAGCGCTCAATTGTTGAGACGGGGAGCGGAGTGATCTACGCTTCTGCTGACGGGCTGGTTGAAATCGGCACAACCAACGACGTCGTCACCAAGAACCTGTACTCTCGAGACCAGTGGCAGGCTTTCAGCCCTTCATCGATGGAGTGCTACGTATACAACGGCCGCATTCACATCACCTACGACACCGGCTCTTTGAAGGGAATGCTGGTCGTAGACATATCCGGCCAAGGGGCCGCACTAACGACATCTGACATAAATGCCTCCAGCAAAATAACGGCAGGCTATTACGACGCCAGATCCGACATTCTTTACTTGGCTCAGGGTGGCAAGATTAAGCGCTTTGACGCCGGGTCGCCCCTGACTTCCAAGTGGCGCAGTAAAGTATTCCGCCTGGACTACCCGACTAACTTTGGGTTCTGTCAAGTTGTTGCCGAGGCTTATCCGGTAACAATCAGGGTTTACTGCGAGAGTGCGCTAAAGCTTCAGAAGGTTGTGCAAAACAACAATGCGTTCCGTCTTCCCTCTGGATTCAGAAGTTATGACTGGGAGTTTGAGCTAGAGACCGGCAACGAGGTTTACTCGGTCAGCATTGCGCAAAACTCGACTGAAATGAAAGCGCTATGAGCCGCGAGACTCAAGTCCCATCCATTCCGGAGGTCAGGAGCGATAATGTTCTTGAAGTCCTCCAGGCCATCAAAAACACCATGCAGGTGCGAGAGGGCCAGATTGGAAATCCGCTTGATCAAGCGGCGACTTTGCGCGACCTTGTTGCTCTTGGCGTCGCCTCCGAAGATGCGGCTGGATCTGGGACTAAAAGCGGATCTGGAAGCATCCCGGTCAATCCAACGCTGACTCCTGGCGGCAGCTACAACGCAGTCACGGACCTTACGACGCCTCCCCCTCCTGTGGGGCTGGTTGCCTCAGGCGGATTTACTAATGTCTACCTTGAGTGGAGTGGCGCCCCTTACCAAAACCATGCTTATACAGAGGTGTGGCGCGGCACAGTTGACTCTCAGTCCGAAGCTGTGTTGGTCGGCGCCACGATCGGCAATGTTTACGCAGATCCTGCTGACGCAAGCAGCACTTACTACTACTGGATTCGGTTTGTTTCCAAGGCGAACGTAACCGGCCCATTCAACTCTTCCTCCGGCACAAAAGCTCAGACGGCCCTTGATTCGCGAAAAATCCTTGACGCTCTCAGCGGGAAGATCACCGAGACTGAGCTGTATGCCGGTCTTGGCAAACGTATCGAGCTGATCGATTCTCCGTCCAGTGAAGCTGGGGGAGTCAACTATCGGCTCAATCGGGAATCTATTGCTCGAGCGGCTGCAATTCAGGCAGAGGCATCTGCTCGCGCTCAAGCCATTCTTAATGAGGCAGCGTCCAGGGCAAGCGCAGACTCCAATCTTCAGACTCAGATCAACACGCTGACGGCTGCATCTACTGGAGACTTGAGCAGTGTTCTTGCGGCGCTACAAACTGAGCAGACTGCGCGTGCATCAGGAGATGCTGCTGAGGCCGCCAGCCGCGAGACACTTGCCGCTCAGATTCGCGGTACTTACTCTGGAACAGATGTTGCGCAGCTAACAACGGGTCTGGTTTACAACGAGCGGGTAGCTCGGGCAAACGCTGACGGAGCCTTGTCAAGTCAAATCTCGGCTCTGTCGTCCACAGTTACCACGAACTACAACACCCTAAATGCCGCGATCACGACCGAGGCATCAACCAGGGCAACCAATGACACGGCGATCAGTAGCAGCCTGACATCGCTAAGCTCTCAGGTCAACGACTCAGTAACAGGATTGCCTGCCACGCGTTCGTCGCTGCTGACAAACTACTACACCAAGGCCGCAACAGACAGCGCAATCTCAACGGCATCGACGACTCTGACTAGCGCGTACGGCGCAGCAGATGCGACTACGCTTTCAAGCGCTCAAGGTTACGTTCAGAGCTACGCGTACACAAAAGCCGAAACCAATAGCGCAATTTCAACTCAGGTAGATACGGTCTCTTCCCGTTTAAATGTCGGCGGAGACATTTACAGCTCGATTCAAACCGAGTCCACGACAAGGGCAAACGCAGACAACTCGCTGTTCGCTCAATACACAGTCAAGATCGATACCGGCGGATATGTCTCTGGGTTTGGTCTGGCGTCAACCTCTACTGGCGCAACGCCATCTTCTCTGTTTGCGATTCGTGCAGACGCTTTTGTTATCGGGCCGTCTACTCCTCCCGCCTACATCAGCACTACAACGTACGTGCTTAATGATAGGGTGAGCTACACCTCCGGCGGATACAAGATCTACCGATGCAAAGCCACAACAACTGGCCGCGCACCAACTGATACGGCTTACTGGGAAGAGATTACCAGTCAGCTTCCATTCATCGTCACAACCACGCCAACGGTGATTGACGGCGTCACGTATCCGGTTGGGGCGTACATCCGCTCTGCGTATATTGCCGACGCCACAATCACCAGCGCAAAGATCCAAAGCCTTGTTGCCGACAAGATCAGCACTGGCTCCCTGACCGCGGCCATTGGCGTTACAACAGGCTACCTGTCCGGAGGCCTCAATCTCGCCTATTCTCCCGGCGACTCTTCGGCTGGTACTGGATTCTTCCTTGGCAATAACAGCGGCGTCTACAAGTTCTTCGTCGGAAGCCCTAACAATAACGTACTTTGGGATGGCACTAACCTTCAGGTAAGAGGCACGATTTACGCTAGTGCCGGTACGGTTGGCGGCATTAGCATGACTGCCAGCTCTCTGTACTCGGGGCAGGTTGCGCTCAACTCTGGTCAAGGATTTTTTCTCTCCTCGACGGGCACATTTTCAGTTGGCAACGGCGGCAGCCGAAAACTCTCCTGGGATGGCAGTGACCTTGAGATTTCAAGCGCGGGACTGACAGTTAGCGGCGGCAACGCCACGTTCTCTGGAGAACTGAAAGCCGCGAAAGGCTCTTTCAGTGGCGTGCTTGACGCGGCAAAGGGAACATTCGGCGGGGTTCTGGAGGCTGGCGTTTTGGACGCGAGCCAGCTCTCAGGCCAAACATTCACTTACCCAAACTCTGGTAGCTACACCGCCTATACAACGACTGCCACCATCAGCACTGTGCGATTCACCCTTGTTGGGGCCGGCGGCGGAGGTGCGGGCGGAGGCAAGCAATACACAGGTGGTGGTGGAAGCCCAGGTTCTGTTGTAAACATGACGGTTTACAACATCTTGCCAGGAAAGACAATTTCAGTTGTTGTTGGCGCCGGAGGGGCTGGCGGCGGACCTGTCAGCAATGCCAACAGTCCACAATCCG